GCATCTGTTACCGTTCCAATACCAACTTCAAACTCTGCTGTACCTTGATTAAAGATAGCATAGTAAGTTGTGTTAGTATTTCCGATACCAGCTACAAAAGTCTCAAAACCTTGTTGAGCACCGGCAAGATCTAACGTGCCAGTTCCAGTTGTTGTGCTAGTTTCTTTTACTCGATCATTAATTACAAAAGCCATATACTTCTCCTATTACGATGTTAAACTTATAATCGCATTTGATGGTGTACTTGGATCAGGAAACGCAATAGTGAAATCACCATTGGTTGCTGTCTTTGTTCCACCAAAATCCAAAATTACAACTAATTTATCAGATTTATCATCATTATAAATTGCTCCAAACGCAGCAGAAAAAGTTGCGCTTGAGAAAGTTAAATTAGCAAAGTCAACACTTGCAGTTGCAGTTGACGAGGCTACTGCCTGACTTGTCAATGCACTTCCGCCTGTTGAATATCCAGGTGCGGATCCTAATACTTCGTTTCCAGCACCAGATGAATAAACTGTGCTACTAGTTGTGTATGGATTTGCTGTGTATAAAGCTAATTTAAAAGAATCTCCACCAGCCGCAAAGTTGTGCGTTCCTGATAGTAACTCTCCTTTAAATGCATTTGGTACAACGTTTGCCATATTTTATCTCCTTATAGTGACGGTGGTTTTGTCTTCATTGGAACACGAATAGAACCGTCCATATATTCGTCCCTTCTTCTTAGGCCTTGTTGCTCTAAAGCATAAGTTTCCAAAGCTTCTCGATAAGACTGCTGATAGAAATTTAACATATCTGCAGGACCTTTCAAGTATCCATATACTTCTACCAAAGAAGCATACAAAAGTAAATCTTCGTATTTATTACTTAGGTCAGTAGTCTGAGAATCTGACGTAGTAATAGATGTGGGTTGTTTTATATATGCTAAAGTTATCGCATATTGCTGGTCTGGAGTAGGGGCTACTACCCAAAACTGCTCATCCCAGTTAGCGTAATATTTAGGAAAACCAGACGCATTTGAAGGCGTATTGTAGTATTCTGCCATAAAAGAGGTATCCCTTTTCTCTAAATACACTTGTTTTGCTGGAGATGTAGAATTATCGGCTAATTGAACATATCTAATCGCTCTAAGATCTGTGGGTATAGTCACGTATCTATTACCTGCGGCCAACACAGATGTTGCGTATTCTCTCTCTTCATCTGTATCTACAGATCTATAAATTTTTGTTTCTGCTTTTTTAACTATAGAGGTTAGTATACTGTCTGATAGAACATTGCTATCTACTTCCGTGTAATTTCTAATATCTGTTTTTAAATCTGAATATGTGTATGCCATTATGCTTCTATAGTTATTGGACCAACTGAACAGCCCACTCCTCCTCCTGATACTCCTCCCTTTGTAGCAGTGTTTGTATCCACTGTAAAATGGAAAAAGTTAGCAACAGAAAAGTCACTTGTATCTACAGCTCCATCTTTGTAAAGACCTGTGGTAATTGTATATCCAGCTGCTTTAGCTATATTAGATCCTAGTATACCATCAAAATCTCCTGGGTTTGCAAAAGCAAAAACAGGATTGCTTTCAGTTCCTGTGCCAGGCGATACTGTTGGTTGACCTCTAAATCTTTGTGTAGTTCCGCTTGTTAATCCATGTCCTGGAAAAGAAACATTAATAATCGCAGAACCAGCTTGATATGTTTCAAAACCATTTTCAGGTATCATTCTTATAACTGCAGGTGCAGGTCTACTTGGTCTTACATTACGTAAAGATATTGCATCACCATTCATTGGTTTTGGTTCTAACTGTGGCTGTTTTGGTTCAAACTCAGACACATGAACAAAAGATCCGTTCCATTCTCTAACCATTTCTCTATATGGAAACTCTAATCCAGATCTGTCAGAAATAGCTTTTGCATATTTACCAGTTGCGTACTTTGCCATTATGTTCCTGGGTAGTAAGCTTTAGGTGTAATATAAGTACTAGAAGCTGACCCATCCTCCTGTAGTGCTCTTTGAAACTCGTCCTCGTAGTATAACTTTAATTGTTGAGATCTCTCTGGTGTATATTTTTGTGATAAATAGAAAGCTAAACCTGCACACATACAAGGAACAAATCTGTATGGAACATTAACTACATCATCATAATTACCTGCATCTTGTATTCTTTTAGTATAATAAAAATGTATTTCTTTTGATGCATTTGTAGAATCAGGAGTTGGATAAATATGCAATCTAACTTTATCTACAAATCTCTCTACCCAATATTGATTGGGTGTTCCTTGGGATAATTTATTAGAAAAACCAGCATAAGTAGATCTATCTACTTTTGTCATTGGAGAGTCAGATTGTGTTGTCTGTCCTCTGTTATTTCTTAATTGTGCTTCTAATATATCAGATAAACCATATAGGTTATTTGTTGGAGCTGTGGTTGCACTAGAACCATCACTGCTTGCTCTAAAAAAATCATAATCAGATTGTCCTTGAACTAAATCAACATTAGTTTCATCTACTTCCCAATAATGTAAACCTCTGTTTCCCCACTCTTGCAATAAGATATTTAAAGATTTTCTAGCAGATTTTAAATGATAGCCAGTCACATTCTGATAACCTAGTCTTTCATAGGCTTCTTCTACCACGTCATCTACAGGAAAACTTTTTTCAAAAGTTGTAGTTTCAGATGTAGAACCACCAGATAAAGTGTATGCCGCAGCACCCATCCCACTATGAACAGTGCAATAATAATATAATGTCGGTGCAAAATCAGCTACAACGATTGTTGTTTTACCATCAGTTCCTGGAGTTCCTGTTATTGTTACACCCGTTGTATAAGGTGCGGATGGATCGTTATTAGCGTTTGTAGAAAACGCTAAAAAGTGTGTGGCGTTGGTACCGTCACTCTGATCAAATATATAAGTATTACCCTCTACAAGGTTTATGTCAGGGCTAACCGTACCGTTTAGGTAAAACTTATTACCTGTACCATATTGATTAGTCCCCGCTGCTACGGTTACTGTGTAAGTTATAGTAGCCATTTAAACTCCTAGCCGTCAAAAAATACGGTAACACTTGTTACACCAGTTCCCACATCTAAATAAGCTCCACTACTAAATACAACACCATCATCTGGTATGTATGGGTCAATGAAATCATCTTGGTTAGGTGTGTCTAACTCTAGCAAAATACTTCCTGAAGTAGAGGTATTTCTAAAAGTCATTGATCCTGCAGTCCCAGAACTAACCCCGTGTAGACCTCTAATTCTAGTTCTTCCTGGTGTGAGTATGCCTTCTGTAGCAGTTCCTGTAATACCGATAGAGGTATTTGTGCTTACAGCTGCATCCGCTGCAACTTGAGTTACAGTTAAGAATTTATTTGTAGAAGTCACAGTGTTGTTATTAGGACCATTGATAGATTCAGTTTGTGCATCTCCATTAAGATCAGTTCCAGTAATTGTCATTGAAACACCAGAAATATTTCCTGTTGAGGTGAAAGTGATCGTTTGAGGCAAATTACCTACCGTTGTATTGGCTAATGTAAAATTACCAGCACCACCTAAAGTTTGAGCAGCAGCTATGTGAGTAGTTGATGCACCAATAAGTTTAAAGTGTTTAGCTTTTATGTCTGTTGCCATTTTATCTCCTTATAATTTATGTGGGGCCGAAGCCCCACAATAATTATTTATTAGTTAGTGTTATTAACTTGCTGTGTCCAGTAAACGTTTAACACGCCTTCTCCGGCAGTTAAAGCGTCATCTGTTTTTGCAGTGATAATAACAGCTTTGTCCATCTCGTAACCAGATGCATCATCGTCTGAAACATTCAGACAGTTTTTCATCTGAGCAACTGTTTGGTCCATACCAGTTGGTATGTGGTGAGAAGCAACGGCTTTTACATCGTTGTCTGCATCACCTGCAAAGTAATCTAATACGTGACTGTTAGTCATAGATCCTGATGCTTGTGCAACGTTAGAACCAATTTGCATATCAAACCCAGCTGTATCGAAAGCTTCGTTAACTACAAATCTAATATCGTTAATTCTAGAAAATTTAGGAATTACAATATTGTTTGCTAAGTTTTTATCGCTTCCTGTTGTAGTTGCAGATTGACCAAGTGGGTATTCGTTAAATAACGATCTACACACAACTGAAATCAATCCAGTTTCAATCACACCAACTTCTAAAGTTCCTACAGTTCCAGCACCACTTACAGCGATGGAAGTTACAGTTTTAAAAGTTTTAGTTGAAGTTGCAACATCAGTGTTAGCCATTGTTAAAGCTTCAGTTTGTGCATTACCTAAAACATCAGTCCCAGTAATAGTTGCAGTTAATGCAGAGTCATTACCAGCTGAAGTTAAAGTAATTACAGAAGCAGCTTCGAAACCACCATCAGAAGTTATTCCAGGTACGTTTTGAGTTGAGTCTAATAATGTAACAGAAGTTGTACCAGCTCCATTAGAACCAGTTACAGCTAATTTGTTAGCATCAGTTGTTACAGTAAAGTTACTGTGGTTTACAGGAAAAGAAGCATGACATTCTACGAATGCAACGTTTCTTACATTTTCAGAAATATCTGATCCTGTGTTTGTTTGAATTCGGCCAACGTTAATTGGTCCCGAAAAGTTAGTTCTTGCCATAATTATATCCTCCTAGTTTTTGATACATAGTCTCTAGGCCGTCGACTATACGCGTCTATGCACCAATTTATAATTGTATAGTGGTTTAGTTATACTCTTATTTTTTCAAGAGTGCAAGAGAGCCTGTAATTTGGTTTGATATTTATCCAAGATGTAGCTTTTTATTAAGTAGCTACTGAAACTTCGGGTGCCGCGTCTTGTATCTTATTGTCAAGAGTAGCTATTTTAGCTTCTTCTTGCTTAATGGCACTGACAACTTCTCTGATTTTGTTGTCAATTCTTACCATATCCAAAGTATACCTTTGGTTATCACGCTGATGCACCGCCCACTCTGTCTCGAGACTTCTCTTCTGTTTGTAAAGGTCTCTGACTTGTATTTGCATCTATGGTCTCCTCATA